GCTTTGCCGGAGGCGGCTACACCGGCAACGGCCCTAGATCTGGCGGCTTGGATGGCCGTGGTGGATTCATGGCCATGCTCCACCCTCGGGAAACCGTGGTGGACCATGCGCAGGGCAATAGCGGCACCACCAGCTCGACCCAGGTGAATATTGCGGTTCACGTCCACCCCAATGGCAACGTGACCAGCAACAGCGACGGCTCCGGCGACGCCCAGGCCCTGGGCAACGATCTGGCTCGCATGCTGGTGCCGATGGTGGGGCCGATGGTCGATCGGCAATTGCAGCGGCACATGGAGCGAGGAGGCCTCCTGAACCGCTAATGGCTACCTTCACCTGGACGCCAGATTTTGACCTTCCCAAGGAAAGCAAACCAGCCGTCTACGAATCCCAATTTGGAGATGGCTACGGCCAGCGTATTCCAAGGGGGCTCAATTCAAACCCTAAGATTTATCCACTGCAGTTCAAGAATCGCAGCAACACCGAGCGCGATCAGATCGAAGCATTCCTAGACGCCAGGGGCGGCGCCGAGTCATTTGATTGGACACCGCCATGGGGCAGCGCTGGCAAATTCAAGTGCCCAGAATGGAGAGTGACCTACAGCAATTTCAATAACAATCAAATCACGGCCACCTTTGTCCAGGTGTTTGAGTTCTAATGCCAATTCCCTTCGCCGAGGCGCAGCTCCCGGCCCCGTCCGCACTGATTGAGCTATTTGAGCTGCAGTTATTTGCGGCTATTCACGGCGTCGATCAGGTCTACAGGTTCCATGCCGGCATCAACGCGAAACAGACCGGCGACGTAGTGTGGGCCGGCAACACCTACGAAGCGCTGCCTATAGAGGCTGAGGGTTTTGCCCTGACCGGCACCGGATCACTGCCGCGCCCCACGCTACGGGTCGCCAATATTCCGCTGACCATCAATAACCCGTTTGCGGGTGGCCTGATCAGCGGCCTACTGCTCAGCCTGCCCAACGGGCTAGAGGGGGCCCAGGTCAGCCGCGTGCGGGTCCACGCCAGGCACCTCGATGCAGTGAACTTCCCAGGCAATGTCAACCCCTGGGGCACACCAGATCCCACCTACGAGTACCCAAGACAGGTGTACTGGGTAGATCAAAAAAAAGCGGAGACCAGGGAGGTAGTTGAGTTTGAGCTGTGCGCCACATTTGACCTTTCCACGGTGCGTGCACCACGGTTCCAGATAGTTACGCTATGCCAGTGGACCAGCACGACTCAATGCCAGTTTGCACCTAACTGCGGGAAGCGCCTATCGGATTGCAAGAACAACTGGGGCGCCAACAACCAGCTACCGTTTGGCGGATTCCCTGGCGCAGGCACTAGCTACACATGATCTACATCGACGACGCAATCAAGGTCGCAGCCCTGGCCCACGCCCAGCAGGATGACTCCCGCGAGGCCTGCGGGCTGGTAGTGATCGTGAAGGGCAAGCAACGCTACTGGCCCTGCCGAAATGCCGCCGAGGGCGCTGACGGCGACGACCCGGGTCTGATGTTCATCCTCGACCCGGACGATTACCAGGCAGCTGAGGATGCTGGCGAGGTAGTGGCCGTGTTCCATTCGCACCCGTGCACGCCACCTGGGCCCCACGACGACGACCGCGCCGCGTGCGAGAAATCTGGCCTGCCCTGGCTGATCGTCAACCCAAAAACGCTGGAGTGGGCCCAGTGCAAGCCCTGTGGCTTCCAGGCGCCACTGATCGGGCGCCAGTGGATCTGGGGCGTTCACGACTGCTGGACTCTGGCTCGCGACTGGTATCGAGAGGAGCGCAGCATCGAGCTGCCTGATTTCGATCGACCAACTACGCCTGCCGAGTTCGAGGCGGCGCCGTTGTTTGCCCAGAACTGGGCCGCCGCCGGCTTCGAGCGGGTTGAGTTCGCCGACCTGAAGGAAGGCGATGCGATATTCATGGCCATCCGCAACACGCAGCTCAACCACATCGGCATCTACCTGGGCGAGCAGCAGCTGCTCCATCACCTGCGGGGGCGGCTGTCGAGTCGGGATCTCTACGGCGACTATCTGCAGAAAGCCACCGGCTGGATCGGTAGACTGAGGCTATGAGGGTGATTCGCGTCTACGGCCGTCTGGCGAAGTTCCTGGGCCGCCGGGTGTTCCGTGCGGAGGTGGCTAGCGCTGCGGAGGCAATGCGGTTTCTGGTTGCTAACTTCCCCCAGATAGAGGGGCACATGAACGACCAGCGCTACCGGGTGAAACTGGGCCCCAGGGCGATTGGCGAGGATGAGCTACAGGAGCCCGCAGGGGCTCAGGAGATCAGCATCGTGCCGGTGATCGGCGGGGCTGGGGCCGTGGGGAGAATTATTGCGGGAGTGGCGTTAATTGCGCTGTCGATTGCAAGCGGAGCTGGCTTTTTGGGCGCTGCATTTGCTAAAAACACCGGGCTCTTTGCTTTGACAACGGGACTTGGCGCAAGCCTAGCCCTAGGCGGCGTTGCCCAGCTGCTGACGCCGGTGCCCAGATTTGATGCAGGTGGCAACCAGGGGCAGACAGACGAAGCGCAGGACCCCCGCAAAACCTACAGCTTCTCGGGGATCCAGAATAATACTCGCCTCGGATTATCGGCAGCGCTGATATACGGGCGCCGCGTAGTTGGCTCTAACATAGTAAGCCAAGAAATTGACGTAGTGCAGGTTCTGGGATGATCATTAGCGGCGGTGGCGGTGGCGGCGGTGGCAAGGGCGGCGGTGGCGGCGGTGCAACAGCTCAGCCACAACAGTACGTACTCCGCCAAGATACTGAAAGCCTGTTTTCCGATAGCTACGTAAAGACGCTTCACATATTAGGTGCCGGCAAGATTAAAGGGCTGGTAAATGGCCTTCAATCTATTTATTTTGATAAAACACCGCTACAAAATCCAGACGGTAGCTTTAATTTTGAAAACGTTGCTGTCACATTTCGCGACGGTGCGCAAGACCAAGGCTACATCCCCGGCTTTGATGCTGTAGCGGCTGGGCCCTACTCGGTTGGCGTAGCGGTCGCTCAATCTACGCCGATTACCAGAACGGTCACAGACAGCACTGCTAACGCGGTGCGGCTAACCATCACCGCACCGCGACTGGAAGAATACACAGACAAAAACGACATCCTAACGACAAGCATAAACTATCGCGTTGCTATTCAGTATAACGGCGGTGGTTATACTACTGTGGTAGACGATGTGATCAGCGGTCGCACCAGGCAGGGCTACCAGCGGCAAGTTCAGGTCGCCATTACTGGCGCGTTCCCCGTTGATATTCGGGTGTCGCGCGTCACCCCAGACAGCAACAGCAACAATCTATTTAATCAACTTGTATGGAGTACCTACAGCCCTATTACCTACGCCAAGCTGGCGTATCCAGGTTTTGCGCACGCTGGAATCAGGCTAGGCGCTGAGCAGTTCAATAGTATTCCAACTTGCAGCTTTGACGTTTACGGCCTAGAGGTAAAAATTCCCAGCAACGCAACAGTTGATTCGAGCAACGGGCGCTTGATTTATAGCGGCGTATGGAATGGAACTTTTGGCGCGGCGCAGTGGACGACAGATCCAGCCTGGTGCCTCTGGGATCTACTGACGCAGCCCTACGGTTTTGGCGATCACATAAACGCCAGCCAGCTAGATCGGTGGGCTTTTTTTGCCGCTAGCCAATATAGCGCTCAATTGATTCCTGATGGCTTTGGTGGCTGGGAACCTAGGTTTGCTGTCAATATGGTTATTGATCAGCCCGCCGACGCCTATAAACTAATTCAAGATTTTTGCTCGATTATGCGAGCGATGCCCTACCTGTCGGAAAGCGCAATGACTATTGCTCAGGACAGGCCGGCAGACGTGTCGTTCAGGCTGAACACATCCAACGTATCACCGGAGGGCTTCAAATACTCAGGCAGCCGCTTACGTAGGCGGCCTACTGTTGCAGTGGTAAAATTCTTTAATAATGACATCCAGGACTACGACTACGAGCCTGTAGAGCGCAGGGATGCCATTATTAAATATGGAGTAGTCAGAGCTGAGACCGAGGCCGTCGGCTGCACCAGCAGGGGCCAGGCAGCCCGATGGGGCAAATGGCTGCTGCACACTGAATGGGAAGAGTGCGAACTGGTGGGGGCGACGACAGGCCTGGCCATCGGCTCCATTGCCAGGCCTGGGCAGGTGGGCGGCATTGCCGATCCAGTACGCGCCGGCAGCCGCCGAGGGGGCCGGATCGCTGCAGCCACCACCACGGCCATCACCGCAGATAGCACGGCGGGCCTGACGGCTACCAACAGCCCCACCCTGTCCGTGCAGCTCGACGACGGCACGGCCGAGACCCGGCCAGTCACCAGCATTGCTGGCAATGTGTTCACAGTGTCGCCGGGGTTTTCGTCTGCACCGATGCCGAATGGCATCTGGCAATTCGAGACCACTGCCGTCAGAGAATCGCTCTGGCGGGTGCTAAGCGTTAGCGAAACAAATGGCGTGGATTATGAGATCGGCGCCATGGCCCACGACCCATCAAAGTATAATAATATTGAATACGGATGGGCGCTAGAACCGCGCGATATTACCGACCTGAATATACATCCCGCCGCTCCGGAAAACCTGACCGGCATAGAAGTGATCTACGAATTACAGGGCAGAGCAGCGGCTAAAATTCAGCTTAGCTGGACATCTGTCGCCGACGCCAGCAGCTATCGTGTGCAGTGGCGGTTGAATGGTGGCAACTGGCAAAGACAGACCACGCTAGCGCCTGCATGCGAGATATTAGATTCAGCGGCCGGCACCTACGAGATCACGGTCTTGGGATTGCGCGGATTACTGGCTGGCAAATCGTCTGCGCTCTGGTTTATCGCATACGGCAAAACAGCGCCACCTACTGATGTAACAGGCTTGTCGCTAGTGCCGGTCGACTCGGTTACTGCTCTCCTATCCTGGGATCAGGCTCTCGACCTGGATGTGAGGTTGGGCGGGCAGGTCCTGATCCGCCACAGCCCCAGGCTCGATACTCCGGCATGGGGCGAGGCCATTGGCATTGCAACGGCCAATGGCGGCCAGGTGCAAGCGCGTGTGTCGTTGCTGGAGGGTAGCTATCTGCTGCGCTTTGAAGATGATGGCGGACGCCAATCCGTTGGAACCGCCTATGTAGTTGCCGACCTGCCGCAGCCTCAGGCCAGGCTGCTGGTGAAAACATACGCCGAGGATCAGGAATCGCCGCCGTTCAATGGCAACGCTATTGAAATGCTATATAGCCCTGCTTTTGATGCTTTGGTGCTGGGGAGTGGTGTTCTGTTCAGTTCGTATGCCAGCGTTACTGCAGTGGCGTCTATCGGCTCAAGCGACTCTTCCCTGACTCAGCCGGTTGCTGCCAGGGGTGAATACGAGTTCGGCTCAACCTATGACATGGGCGGAGTATTTGATGTAAACATCCAACGGCGCTTTGTTACTCGACCGCTCAATCAGCTGGATCTGGTTAGCGCTCGCCCTGGCCTGGTCGGCGGCTGGTCGTCATGGTCGGGCCCATCCGGTGGAGATGTGGATGCAGCGCTGCTGGTGCGCTCAACGCCGCATGACCCGAACATCGCCCCCCAGTGGAGCGAGTGGAGCGGGTTGGCTAATGGAATTGTGAGGGGCCGGGCCTTCCAGTTCAAGGCTTACGCAACCAGCAGCGACCCGGCGTGCAACATCATTATCGACGAGCTGGGGGCAGTTATGGAGCTGCAACAGCGAATCGAGCAATCAGGCACGCTGCTGACCACTGCGGCGGCGTTGACAGTGACGTTTGCCGAAGCCTTTTATGAACCGCCAAATATTGGGATTACCGGCTACAACCTCGCGGCAGGGGATTACTGGACACTGGACCCAGCCAGCATCACCAGAATCGGGTTTAGCATTGCGTTCAGAAACAGCGCTGCCGTCGTAGTGGCGCGGCAATTTAGTTACACTGCTGTCGGCTTTGGCCGTCAAATTCCCTAAGCAACCATGGCCCAACACGATTACACAATTTCAGACGCCTCGGGCTTGGCAGTCCTAGCCGACCTGAACAACGCCCTAGCCGCCATCGCCACGGGCAACAGCGGCAACGCGGCGCCCAGTGTCACCTATCCCTACATGGAGTGGAATGACACGCTCAATGGACTGAGAAAAATCCGCGACGGTGCAAATACCGCATGGATAATCATTGGCGCTCTTGGCGCCGCCAACCTGGACCTAGCCTCCCTGGCCGGCGCCACCTTCACGGGACCGGTCGCGGTCCCGAGCCTGAACGGCGGACCATTGGCCGGATTCCGCAACCGAATCATCAACGGCAATTTTGACATCTGGCAAAACGGCACTACTTTCACCGGCAACGAATACGGCGCCGACCAGTGGCTTCATGCTCGCATTGGCACTACGCATACTGTCACCCGGCAGCAGTTTACGCTAGGGCAAACTGAAGTACCAGGCGAGCCAGAGTATTTTTGCCGCACAGTTGTTAGCTCAGTCGGAGGGGCAGGTAACTATTCCGTTTTAATGCAACCGCTGGAGGATGTACGAACGTTTGCAGGGCAGCAGGTTGTAGTTAGTTTTCGGGCTAAGGCAGACAACACAAGAAGCATTGCCATAGAACTGCTGCAGAAATTCGGATCTGGTGGATCGCCTAGCGCGGATGTAACTAGTATCGGCGTTTCCAAGGTATCTATTGGTAGTAGCTGGCAAAAAGTTACTGCTCCCATAACAGTGCCATCGATTATCGGAAAAACATTAGGCACT